ATCCAAGACAGATATATGTTGGTCAATACATGTTTACAGACATGGAACGTCGTGAAGAACCTTTCTTCTTAGACAGCAATAGACCTTTATATCAACAACGTTGGTGGGGATATGGTATAGTAAATGATTTCGCACAGAATCAACCCTATGGCAGTGTACCACGTGCACCTAGAAGTATACACAATCATCCAGTACAATATTCAGCTACAGGCAGGCATTATCCTGGTGTTGCGCCAACGTACCCTGATCTGGCTATTTTCTACTATGGTTATGCTAGTTTAGAAGAAGCCAGTATCAATCGCAAGATGCAAATACAAACACAATGTCCAGGTGGTGGTGCAGGTACCAATCATCAATTTACATTTGATCAATTGATGGATCGTTATAAGAAAGAGCAACAGCCAATAAGCCGTGACATGCGCCCTGCGATCCAACCGGTGGTAGCCGCACACGAAGCTTGGTTGGCTAGAAAGAAAAATGTTCATCCCCAAACACATGAACATATCAAATCAGCTATCGCAGCCTTGAATACTGCACTAGGGCTACATCAATAAACGATGAAAAAAACTATCCTCTGCCACTTCTATAATGAAGAGTATATGCTACCATGGTTTCTCAATCATCATCGGCAGATATTTGATCATGGAGTGATGATTGACTATCATTCGACTGATCGCAGTGTTGAGATAATACGAGAGTTATGCCCTACATGGGATATCATAACCAGTCGTAATCTAGACTTCCAAGCAGATAATATTGACTATGAAGTTATGGACATTGAGAAAAGCATACCAGGTTGGAAAATCTGTCTTAATGTCACAGAGCTGATGATCGGCAACTACAGTATATTAGATGATAGATCAACACAACTAATATTACCTACTATGTTTTTTGTTGACTGTGATAGACAACGCCCAGTGACCCATGATCTTCCTTTATATAAACAAAAGACTGATGGATTTACCTTCCGCGAAAACTTTCCAGAACGTCGTGGTAGAGCTATCCACAGTGATGGGTCAGGATATCCAGTACCTGGTAGGCATTTTGAAACTTATAACTCAGATGAATTAGTGATATTCTATTATGGGTGGTGCCCATTTGATCAAGGACAGATTGATCGCAAGTTACAAATACAAACACAGATCCCTTTAATAGATCGTCAGCGTAATTGGGGATTCCATCATATCACAAATAAAGAAACACTAGAGTGGAAATTAGAAAATTACTTTATACCACAATCAAGAGATATTTCAAAGGATATAGAAAAGTATGTCAAACAACACGAAGATTTTTCAAATATACTTTAAGCCAGAACTTAAAGCACATTGCGATCCAGCATTTACACCCTTAGACAACACTACTAATCCCCGACCAGAATTACGTGAATGGGATGTCTGGGATCGTGAATACAACAAAATCGTCAAACAAAAATTAGACTATTGGGGATTCGTCAGCTGGAAGTTTAAAGAGAAAACCAACTTGTCAGGTGAACAGGTATTTAAGTTCATCAATGATAATCCTGGATATGATGTTTATCTGTTAAATCCCTGCATACTAAATGAAGCCTGTTTTGCCAACAGTTGGGAACAAGGCGACATCCATCATCCGAATATATCAACCATTGGCTCGAGCTTTTTAAAGAAAGTTGGTTACGGTGATGTTGATGTCAAAGCCATGGTCTTAGATAAAGACAGAACTGTGTTTGCTAACTACATCGTAGGTAGTGCAGCGTTCTGGAAAAAGTTCATGGCCTTCACTCGCAAACTTTTCACTGAAGCAGATAAGGATCCTGAATTCAAACATCAGGTATTTGGTGAAGGTTTAAGCAACTATGCACATGATCGAAGTTTACCAAATTTTACCTTTTTGATTGAAAGATTGATACCAACGTACCTTGAATTAGAAGGGATCAACAGCCTAGGATACCGACATACACCTGATACAGTGTCGATTAAATACCACCCCTATATTGATGAAATTATGGCTCTAAGTGACCTAAAAATGGCCATAAATCGTTACGAAAGTGATGAATTATATGACATATGGAATTTCTATAGACACAAGTTCTTACAGTCAAATCAAGGGGTCCTAGGTCTGGAATAGATTAATTATCTCATTCTGTTGAGAATAAAGTACGCATAAAAGTCCAGATTCATATGGCTACATAATACTACGTTCGGAGGATTCAGGATGAGTAACAACAATGAAACCGAATCAAGATACTATTGCGCAGGGAGATATTGCACAATGAGAGAACAGTGTCATAGACACACATCAAGTACAGGAGTGAATTTAGCTCCATTTAACGATTATGATTTAGTGGCATTGAGAACGCCAACTAAACCATGTCAACACTACATCGATCGCAACAACGCGACTGGTGTAAAATCTTAAGGTAATCACAGCCTATAGACAATAATTAAAACAGGAGGGAAGCCAATGCGAGATATCTCACGATTTGAGAAGTTTGAGATGTTCCACAGAAAGTTCGTAACCTGGGCAAAAATGTCCATAACGATTTTAGCAGTAACAGCAACAACAGGAATACCATCAGCAGTAGGTAGTGCTGAAGTAGAATCAAAAAGTTTCAACAAACGAGTAGCAGTCATGCTCAAGAAACAAGAAGCTAGTATCAAGAGACAACTTGGTTGCCTTGCTCGTAATGTATTCTATGAAGCTAATGGTGAACCAATGGAAGGGCAGATGGCAGTAGCACAGGTGACAGTTAATCGTGCCCGTAGTGGATTGTTTCCACGTGACTTATGTGCTGTAGTAGCACAGACTACAGTAGCTGATGATAAAACTAAAGTCTGCCAGTTCAGCTGGATGTGCGATAGTAAAACAGATAAGACTCGAGTTATCAGTCAAAACAATATCAGTTACATTGCCGCTCGGAGGGTATATCTGGAAAACCGACGGATAGAAGCGTTGGGTAACGATACACTATACTTTCATAGATATGATGTCAAAATAGATCCAAGTTGGCCACATCACGTAGTGGACCAAATTGGTAGTCACGTTTTCTACAAACGATAAAAACCCATTGACTTTTCTCTATTATTCATGTATAATATTTGCATGGATAATAGAGATAGCAACTGGGGTACACACGGTAATCCAAATAGAGAAGAATGGTATCACTACCGTCACTGCCTATATGGACCCAAAGAACTAAAACCCAAAAAACTCACAGTCACTCTAGAAACCATATTTTGGATTGTCAGTGCATTCCTGATACTTACAGCATTCGTTCCGGACTTACGCGATTGGGTATATTCTGGTATCGACTTTACACAAAGTTGGTATGATGCTGTAGACAGCATTTTAGACGCTATGCACGCACCAAAACTGCCACATTAACTAAATAATCTTATAGTGACACAATCACTATATTTTAACCATGCCCAAAAGGCGAAAGGAAGTAACATGGAAAACCAAGCAGATTTATCTGACTTAGCGACTCAAGCTATGGTCGCAAGCATTCCTGCTAAACCAGTCCAAACACAACAGCAAGCTGACACACCTTGTGCTGAAAATGACAAGGCTTGTACTAAACGTTGGATTGATAGTTTTAGTGACTGCTGTTAATACCAAGTTTTAAGATCCTAAATTGTCGGCCTGATAAATATCTAAAATATTGCCGTTCAATGAAGGATCAATGATGACTGTAGAATTCTATAAACTTGAAGACTGCCACGTAGTACATAAACCCTGGGGGCAAGAAACATGGCTCCAAGGTGGTAATGAAGTTTACCCATTTGCACTTAAAGAACTAATCCTAAGAGCAGGTTTCGTAACCAGCTTACAGGTACATCAATACAAATCAGAAACAATACATCTACACATTGGAAGAGGTGCACTAGCATATCATCCAAAACCATTTGACTGTGAGCGTTATCTAGCTGGCGGTTATTTAACAGAAGAAATAGCTCAAATCAAATCTGAACTAATAGTACAAGAACTAGAACCTGGTGCAGTATTCCATACACCTCCTGGTACAATCCATCGCATGATCGCTCATGATGATTTACATTATACAGAAGCAAGTACAACTCAATTAGATGACGTGATTCGTTTAGAAGATTCAGCCAATAGAGGTCACGGAAGGATAGCATCAGAACATGAACAAAACTAAACTCACGGTATTGATCCTTGCTGCCGGTTATGGTCGTCGTATGGGGCCATTTAGCCGCATGATCCCTAAAGCCCTAGTTCCTTATAATAACAAACCCTTGATCAGCCATATCATGGAAAAATTTGATGACACGACACGTTTTGTTGTTGCCTGTGGCCACATGGGGCAACATGTTAAAGATTATGTCAGTACTGTACATAAAGATAAAGATATTGTATTCGTAGACATCGACAATTATGCAGAAGGCGACACAGGACCTGCAACAACTATACAGATGTGCAGCAAATATATCCGTGGTGGATTCATGTGGTTAGCTTGTGATACATTATTTGACTTTAACTTTGAAGATAAACTAGATCATAACTGGATCGGAGTACATCCGGTAGATTCAGCTATCGCTCAAGATTATTGTTGGGTCGAACGTGAAGGTGATGAAATAGTCAGTGTACACAATAAAAAATCCAGTGAGATAGCAGTCGACGCTTTTATTGGTTTGATGTATGTAAAAGATGATGAGTATCTAAAGAATCTGCAGGCTCGACATGCGAAAGAAACCTATGAAGGATTTAGGGGCATGGACCTAAAAGCTCATACCATCCGCAGTTGGAAAGACTTTGGTACTTACGAAAAATGGGAAGAACTATCAAGTGAATTCACTGATGTTAGTTTTCCTAAACCAGATGAATTATTTTACAATGATAATGGTAAAATTATAAAATTTTGGACCAATCCCCGACAAGCAGAAATGCGTGTCAAACGAGCTGAATGTAACACAGAAGCCATGCCAGCCAATGTAGAAGTAGCAGGTAACTTCCTAGTACATGATTATGCTAATGGTGATATCGTATATAATCAATACACACCAGAGATATTTGAAAAAATGCTTGATTGGTGCGAAAAAGTACTTTGGAAACCAGCACCAGCTAATGATCAAGCAGAAGCCTGTTGCCGTAAATTCTACCATGATAAAACTATGGAACGTGTAGAACAGTTCCGTGTCAAATACAGCGACTGGTCAGAACCCTGTGTGGTAAACGGTAAAGAAGTGTTGAGTATCGATCAATATCTTGACAAGATTGATTGGGATATGCTATGCTCTAATTATGAATGGAAATTCATCCACGGTGACCTGCACTTTGATAACACTATCTATGAACGCGGCCAGAATCTACACAGTTTAGACGTCATGCACTTGTATGAACATGAGCAAGATCGTTTTACTGCTATCGATTGGCGCACTGACTTTGCTGGTGAATTATATGGCGATCAATATTATGATCTGGCTAAAATGCTAGGCGGGTTACATTTAAGTTATAAAGATATCAAACACGAACACTATAATTATAAAGAAAAGAATGACTATGTTACACTAGAAATTCCTAGTGTAGAAGATGTCAAAGTCTACGAAGACATGTTGCAACGTTGGGTCATATCAAGAGGACTAGATTGGCGTAAAGTTAAAACCTTAGTGCCAATCATCTACTTAAACATGAGCCCATTACATGAAGCACCATTTGACAAGTTCTTAGTAGCACTAGCACAATTACATTTTTCAAAGGTATTAGATGTATAAAAGATTTATCATGGACGTTGATGGCGTCCTAAATGATGGCATGCTCTACTGGGGTCAAGATGGGAAACCATTCAAAGCCTTTGGTAATTATGATCACGATGGATTAAAATTGCTACGTGCCCATATTGAGATTGAGTTTGTCAGTGCTGATGAAAATGGCTGGCCTATCACCTACAATCGTGTCACTGAACATATGAAGTTTCCTGTGACCATGGTTAAAGAAGCAGATAGATTGGACTGGATCTTAAGTAAAGGAGATCCCAGTGAAACAGTCTTCATGGGTGACGGACCTTATGATGCAAAAATCTTTCCTCATGTGGGATTGAGTATTGCCCCAGCACAAAGTTGGAGAACAGCTATACAGGCTGCTAATTATGTAACACCACGCGAAGGCGGTAAGGGTGCTGTGATGGATGCCTGCGTGTATATTATGGATAAAATGGGAATTAAACATGGATTCTAAATTAGGTTTTGGGCCAATGAGCCGTGAAGTTATTAATACATTGTGCGACTACAGCCACGACAAGCAATATCCTTTGATGTTGATCGCTAGCCGTAATCAAATTGACGCAGAAAGCGGATATGTAATGACGACTCCACAACTGCGTGAACAATTAAAAACAAACAACACAGACTATCTATTAGTATGCCGTGATCATTGTGGTCCATATTTCTTAGACGTTGAAAAATCACTGCCATTACGTGATGCAGTTGACGCCACTAAAAAAACCATCGCCTATGATATTGAACAGGGTTTTGATCTAATACACATCGATACTAGCCGTGTTGATGATACATATGGTATCGCTGAAGAACTGATTAAATTCTGTTTAGATCTCAATCCCAATATCCGCTTTGAATTTGGCACGGAAGAAAATGTAGGTGTAGCAGCAGGTGCGATCAAATATAAAAATGACGTGGCCTTTGCTAAGAACTTCCCTAACATGAAATTCGTAGTAGCGCAAACAGGCAGTTTGTGTTTTGAAGATCATCAAGCTGGTGGATTTTATGCTGACACGGTAAAAGAACTGGTCGAAGTGGCCAATGCTAATGGTGTAGGTCTTAAAGAACACAATGCTGACTATTTGACAGCTGAACAAGTACAACTACGTAAATCAGTAGGTGTACATGCTATGAATATCGCTCCACAACTAGGGGTAGTTCAAACTAAATTACTAGAACGTTTAGCCAAACAATACAAACTTGATAATCTATGGATTCCATTCGCTCAACGAGTATTAGACAGTGGTCGTTGGAAGAAATGGACAGCTAGCCAAGAAGACCAACAAAAGATCACAGTAGCAGGTCACTACTGTTTTGCAACTCCAGAATACCAATCATTGATTGATGCATTAAATCAACACTGCTTCTGGGATATGGAAGTGGCACACGAAATTTATCAAGTTTTAGATACTTACGCAAACAATATCTAATGATAGTAGTCCTTAACGTTAAAATCACAGATCATCGTATAGGTTATCCCTATGACAATGGGCGTGGACCATGGCAACCAAGATCTAATAGATTTGATATATTCAAATACTGCCTAGCCAGCTATGCTGTGCTGGCGCCATTGGTCAAGAAATTCCATTTCTATATCGCTCTAGGTCCTGAGTATGCTGGCCGTGAACAGGAATTAGAAGCATATTGTAAAGAGCTGTTCCCTAGCGACAAATTAGATCTACATCACTATCGTAATAATCATACTAGAGATTGGCGCAAGACCTGTGATGAAATATTGTCTGATGACAATGAAGTCATATGGTTTGGTGGTAATGATGATCACATATTCATCGACTATGATCTAGACATGGTTGCGGCTGGTATTAAAAATCTACAAGCAGATCCAGACCCTCATGCTGTAGTCTACTATAGCCATTGGCCAGAACAGATGCGTATGAGTCGTCATTTCAATGGTCAATTGACTGAAGATGGTAATTTTGTTAAATTCCATTGGGATAATTTTGATGGCATCCACATGTTCAAAGCCGCACGCATGCGAAGATATTGGTTTGATGCTGACTATGGTGATGAACTAGTGTTCCGTCCAGATGATTTATACAATCATTGGCATTATACATTACCAGCTACTTACTATGCACCTATACGTGAAATGGTACGCCATTATGATGGATACATACATACCGGTGATGTTGTGCGTAACACTGCTCCACCTTTGTTTATTCCCCCAGGTTTCTTAGATGGCAATATGAAAGTACGTTTTGGATTCACAGATCGAGACAATCTTTGGACCAACTGTAATCCTACTATGAATCTTTATAATGCAGATCCCGAAGGTGCTGACTATAGATTCGTTCCTGAAGATATTCCTTTGTTTTGGAAGAGCAGGATCACAGAAACAGCTATAGCACCTAACTATAACACGCAGGCCATGAATTCAGCCAGAAACACAGCCTATTTAAATCTATCAAGATTGCCGATATCCTGTTTTGGCATACATTTTGGTGGTGCAGAAGCACATCCACCCGAGTGGTTTTTCAAGTATTTCCGCACATAATTTTGGTTGACTTTTTGGTTGTTTTAGTGTATAATGTTACACATAGACAATAAGAAAAGGAGCTAAAATGTTTGAAACTACAATAAAACAACTAGTAACAATTACCCTTGACAAGTCCGTGACTATGGAGTTTTGGCACGGTACCTTGTTTGTCAGCACAATTACGGAAGATCAAGCCCGTAGAGTGTTCCATGCATTAAGCAAGACATTGGGCTTGGGTAAAGTAGAAGTGCATCCTATTGGTGATACAGGCGAATTTGCCTACGATTTCGTATAATAAAATCAATGACTTACAGCACCCAAAATCTGGTTGACAAACGGCCAAAAACGTGCTATTATACTATTATAACAATAAGAAAACCGCTACAGGTTTCACAAGTCTATAAACTTTTAAGGAGCAACAATGACAACAGGATTCATAAAAATTAAAAACGGGTCATACCGTAATCAAGAAGTAAAAGATGAAGTGTTTCCACTCATCAAACAATTCCAATTGGGTAGCAAAGGCGGTTATGTGACCGTTGATGGTACTGGTCGTTTTGGTAAGGACAAGATCCGTGTTTCAGTAGCAACACCTACGGACTACGAACTGGTTGAAGCTGTTGATGCACCAATAGTGCCTAATGCAGAAGATGACGAACAACGTATCTCAGAAATCGCAGAACGGTTTGACATCTTGCATGACATGACCAAGGCAGTATTAAACGGAGATATCCGTGCTATGATCGTAGCAGGCCCTCCGGGTGTAGGTAAAAGTTTTGGTATTGAAGCAGAGCTTGATCGTGCTAACTTGTTCGATCAGATCTCAGGTCGTAGAGTTAAAAGTGAAATGATCAAAGGTACTGCTAGTCCATTAGGCTTATATAAAGCACTTTACAAATACAGTGACGAAAACTCAGTAGTGGTGTTTGACGACTGTGACAGCATCTTACTTGATGACGTATGTTTGAACTTGCTTAAAGGCGCACTTGACTCAGGTAAGAAACGTCGTATCTCATGGTTAGCAGATAGCCACAGCCTACGTAATGAAGGTATTCCAGACCAATTTGATTTCAAGGGTGGTGTGATCTTTATTACCAATCTTAAGTTTGATCAGATGAAAAGCCAAAAGACACGTGACCACTTGGATGCTATCCAATCACGTTGTCACTATCTGGACTTGACGTTGGATACTTTGCGTGATAAAGTCTTGCGTATCAAACAGATCGCACGTACAGGTGAATTGTTCAGTGACTTTGGTTTTGATAAATTTGATGAAGAGTTAATCATTGACTTTATGAATGAAAATCAAAATCGTCTACGTGAAGTCAGTTTACGTATGGCGATTAAAATCGCACAACTTAAGAAGAGCTTTCCATTAAAATGGACGGCATTGGCATCAACAACTTGTATGAAGGGAGTATAATATGGATTTTGCAGAAACCCTAGGCATAGTAGGTATCGTAGTTTTGGTAGTGTTATTAGTGATCTTTGGACCCATAGCAACCATCTGGGCATGGAATACCTTGTTTGGTGCTGTACATACCATTGAACTGACTTTCAACAGTTGGTTAGCTGTGGTCGTATTAGGTATGTTTTTCACTGGTAATAATTATAGGAGTAAAAAATAATGTCAAACGTCTATGTAAAACGTGTGGGATTTATCGCATTAGCATTAGCAGCTTATACACTACTACCACAGGCTGTCAAAGGTATTTTAGGTAGCTTTACTGTAGGCTGGGCCATCGCTGAAATTGGTTTTAGGCTATTTCAAGATTAGCACCATCCTACAGTCGTATGAATATATACATATAATGTAACAAGTTTCCATCGCACCTCCTATTGTCTAGCTCCTGGTGCAGTGGCCTCAAAGCCCAGTGTACAACTACATTGGGCTTCTTTTTCAGTTGACAATCACATTTAACTAAGGTATAATAATAGTATGATAACCTATACCCATGTGGAAGACTATCTCGAATACCTAGCTGGCTATGAAGTGGGCATTACTGCCCTGATCATGCCTAACGTAACCAAGATAAGTCTGGCACGTTATGATATACAGATAGTCAACAGCATGGCCAATACCACCAGCTTTGGCACAGGGCTTACTGAAAAACAAGCTGTCTTAGCTTGTAAATTGGTATTAAAGTACCGTCGTCAGTTTGCCAAGTTGGGCATTGACGTTAGTCCAGTTGAGAATCCACAATTCCGTATACCTGTACGTAAACTAGACACTACCAAAGCCATTTGGATAGAAGATGGACGTATTATTGTCAAGTTCCCTTATAATGACATGTTGATTAAAGAACTACATCATTATAAAGAAGAAAGCCAAGGCTCTGTCAGATATGATCGTGACGCTAAACAGTGGTACATGGCTATAACTGAATCTAATGTCAATTGGATCTATACCTGGGGTGAATTGGCTGCATTTGATATATCACCAGCTGTCAAAGAATTATTTGACAAAATACTAGTCAGTGAACAGCAACTATATGAGATTAAACTGGTCCAACAAGATGATCAATATACAATAGTTAATGCTGCTGACAGTTTAATAAGTTACATAAATGAACACTTAGGCGGCTTTAGTCTAGACAATAAGATTCGATTAGTTGATTATTCAGGACTAGGTGGCTACGCTATAGACGACAGTATTTTAGTTACTTGTGCTGAACCTTTGCGTAATATCAGTACCAAGCACGCAGTACACCTACAACCAAGCGCAGATAATCTTAACATGATATTTGATTATGCCGAACAGACTGATCGATATCCTGTTTGTATTTACAATCCTACCATGATGGAAATAGATTTGAGTCGCTTTGATGAATCTGACATAGTGCGTTTTGACAGAAACGGTAAGACTAAGACTAGCGATTATGATCCATATCGTGTTAAAGTAGTATATGCTCAGAAGATTCCAAAAACTTGGGACTGGCCTGTACCATTGATGGTCACAACATTTGAAATGATGTTTGGTGGTAAGAAGATGGACTGGACCCGTAGAGCAGAAAAAATAATTTACTATGGCGCGAGCCAATTAAGAGAAGATTGATGGCTGTAGCTAGATTAATAATCCGAGATGAAGTTAATGTAAAGATAGAAGGCCTAGATTTACATGAACGCAAAGAACTTTCAAACATGTTTAAGTTTGAGATCCCAGGTGCACGTTACTTACCAGCAGTCCGTCTAGGACGTTGGGACGGTAAAGTGGCATTCTTCCAATTGGGTGGTAGCACTTACATCAATCTATTACCAGAAGTCATAGCATACTTAGACAAGCAGGGTTATAGTTTAGAAGTAGAAGATCTGCGTGAATATAAAACTCAGTATGACTTTGAACAGGTAACAGAAGAAACATTTAAACATATCACTTGGCCAGCCAAGCACCCAATGGCCGGTGAACCAATCGTTCTTAGAGATTATCAAGTTGAGATCATCAACAAGTTCTTAGCCAACCCACAATGTCTACAGGAAGTAGCAACAGGTGCAGGTAAAACACTGATCACTGCGGCACTGAGTCATTGTTGTGAACCACATGGACGTACTATCGTTATAGTTCCAAACAAGAGTTTAGTGACACAAACAGAAGCTGACTATAAGAACATGGGCCTGGATGTCGGAGTGTACTTTGGAGACCGTAAAGAGTTTGGTCGTACACATACTATCTGCACTTGGCAGAGCTTGAATATCCTACTTAAAGGATCACGCAATCATGAAGTAGATATCACCATCGGTGAGTTCCTACAGGATGTTGTCTGTGTTATGGTTGACGAAGTACATATGGCCAAAGCAGATGCACTTAAAACTCTGCTTACTGGTGTAATGGCACATATACCTATCAGGTGGGGGTTAACCGGTACGATTCCTAAAGAAGATTACGAATTTGTTAGCTTAAAGTGCTCAATAGGTGACGTTATCGGCCGATTAAGTGCCAGTGAATTACAAGAGCAGGGCGTACTAGCTCAATGTCATGTAAACGTTCTACAATTAGTTGACCATGTAGAATATCGAGATTATCAAAGTGAGTTGAGATACTTACTTGAAACAGAAGGACGATTAGACTACATCGCCCAATTAGTAGAAACGATACGTAAGTCAGGTAACACTCTCGTGCTGGTAGATAGACTAGCACCAGGTAAAGCTCTAGTAGATCGTATCAAAGATAGTGTATTTGTGTCAGGAGGCACTAAAGCAGATGATAGAAAAGAACATTATGATGACGTTGCAAGCATGGATGACAAAGTTATTGTCGCTACCTATGGTGTTGCTGCTGTTGGTATTAATATCCCTAGAATTTTTAATCTTGTGCTTGTGGAGCCTGGTAAGAGTTTCGTTCGAGTTATCCAGTCAATTGGGCGTGGCATACGTAAGGCTGAAGACAAGGATTTCGTCCAGATCTGGGACATAACATCAACATGTAAGTTTGCCAAACGGCATTTAACTAAACGTAAACAATTTTATAAAGATGCCTCATATCCTTTTTTAGTAGAAAAAGCAGATTGGCAATCAAAGTAATTTAAAGGAGCATTAAAATTTACATATTAACACTAGAAAACACCGCATATGAAATGAATGAGATTCCAGATGAAGTCGAGGATCTACGATTCGCTATATTAGATAACAGCGATCCAAAGAACCCTGACTACTTCTTTATCCCACTGATCTTCTTAGAAAGTTTCAACAGTCCAGCGTTGGTATTGAACATTGGTGGTAACCTAGTCAAGATGCCTGTGGATTGGCAGATACTGATCGGTGAACCAGACTTTGGTGACCTAGAAGTCATACCTTTAACATCAATCAATGATCGAGGATTTAACGTATTCACATTCAATCCATTAGGTAGTTTTAAACCTGAGTTCCACCCAATCGAAATAGTAGACATCTATCAAGACGTTAAATGGTACTTTCCAAAACTCAAACCTGGGCAGATGTTGGCTGTTCCTATCACAGAAGGTGATCATCCGATGTGTGCATTCTTTGTCAAGGATATCAGCCGTCAGAGCGAAGTAGTAGACTACAGCAAAATATGGTAAAGAATCACGCTTGGCGCATTTGGGCTAAAGCCCTAGGACAAAAAGAAGGACGCACAGATCAAGAAGCTGATCGTATCGCTTTTATACGTACCATGATCGTGTTGTTTTATATCATCACTAACCTGTTTATCATAGCAGGTGTCATAAGGCATTGGTAATGGGTAATCTGAAACCAGGCGCGACCTATATATACGAAAGCCCAGATGGTGGAGATACTGTCTATGCTCGTGAAGCTGGTGCACCGATCGAATCTCGTGTGATGATTGGGCAGAGTTGGCAGGCCAGAGAACGGATCGAACAACGCATGTGGAATGAAATATATTCAAAACGTAACCTAAATCCAGCCTTGACAGAAGCTGTAGAAAAATGTATAATTATATATAAGCTCTCTGAGGAACATAATGATGTTTAACCCAAAACAATTTAAACAGAAAAAGAAACGAGTAATGGACCCAAATATCGTCCGTCCAAACTTGTTCAGCCATGAAAAGAAATTAAAGGAAAGCGCAGCCGCATTCGCTGAATTACAAGATCGTGTACACCGTCAACAGGATATCATCGATAGATTGCGTGCTAGGATCGATCAGCTAGAAAGTTTAGTTAATATCATCGGCCATTCACTTAATAATAAAAGATGAGTAATCCAGATCCATTATACATTGGTAATGAAATGGCAGCATTTGATCGCAAGGATCGTGCGTACTATGACAAGTTTACCGATGAACAGAAAAAACAGTTTTCAACATATCTCATGTTAAAATATGGTGCTAATGTGTCAGGCAGTGCTGACATGCAGGCCTATTATCTAATGGCTACCAACGAAAATGTAAATAAACATTTCTTTGAATTGAATAGGCATCCTAAATTACAATGGTTGGCCTGTACTACAGTCAGCCCACAGATGGGAAATCAATTCCACTATTGGCTAAAGAGTAAAAAGAAAGAAGGAGATAACAAAAGTCAAAAGTTCTTGGCTAAATTATTTCCTAATATGAAAACAGATGAAATAGATCTATTGGCAAAAATCAATGACAAACGAGCTATTGCAGAATATGCACGCAGTCTCGGATACGACGACAAAACAATCAAGTCCGAGCTATAAGTGTAGATATTGTGAAAAAGAGTTCCGCAAAGAATCTAGCCTTGCGGTGCATCTCTGTGAAGTAAAACGACGCTGGCAGGAAGAAAAAGAAACTGGTGTACAGTTTGGCTTACAGGCATACTTGCGTTTCTATGAAATGACACAAGGTTCAGCTAAGATGAAGTCATATGCTGATTTTGTGGCCAGTCCTTACTACAAAGCCTTTGTCAAATTTGGTCGTCACATGGTCAATATACGTGCAGTCAATCCCAAGATGTTCATTGATTGGGTTATCAAAGAAAACAAAAAACTCGATCATTGGTGCCATGAAAAGGTCTACTTAGAATATCTACGAGGCTATATGCGTAAAGAAGCAGTACAAGATGCACTAGAACGAGCACTAAAGGAGATGCAGGATTATGCAGATGAACATGAAGAGTTTGCTAACGGGTTTAGAGACTATTTTAGATACGGTAATCCAAATAGGATTTGTCATCATATTGCCAATGGCCGCGTTAGTCCTTGGATTGTATTTAATTGTGCTACGGGTGTGGAGTTTCTTGAACAACTCAATGACGAACAGATTGGATTGATACTACCTTGGATAGATCCAGAATTTTGGCAACGACGTTTCCAAGACTATGTAGCAGATACTGAATGGATCAAAAGTATTTTAAAAGAAGCTAGATTGTGATTCAGTTTACAAATCAGACCTTTGCTTTTGAGACCATGGTAGATACGCTGTCTCAATATACTGTATATAAAAATCTAAAAGACTTGGGATTTAAGACCTATGACAGTCTATGGTCAGAAGC